TATAAGTATAAGGTAGGGGGGTTTGTTTTTAATGGTGGTATTGTACAACGTATAGCAGAACCATATGGATATGACCCATTAGACCAATGGAAGTTAGATAATGGTGGTATACATTATACATACTTAGCATTACAAGAAGGATATAATGTAGATGTATATCATGAAATGTATTATAACTCTAATGGTGATTTAGTAGCTACATCTAATGATGTTTGGGAACAAGTGGTAATACCAGATGTACTATCTCAATATACAGAAAGAAAGAGAAATGAATTAGATAGAATATGGAATCATTCTATAGTTATTGGTTTTGATTATTATTACTATAAAAAAGATTTTTGGATACATAGTTGGGGTAACTTATTGCCTTGGCATTATAATGATGGTAATGATTTTAATTATCATTATGATGTAGATGGACAATGGTACGATTATTCAGGAGGTTTAATATTTGGACAGAAATTTACAAAACAATTTGGTATCTTTGTAGAAGGTAAATACAATAAGTATTGGAATAGAGAATGGTATGATTTTAAATTAGGATTAAATTACGTAATAAGATAATGGCAATAATAGGATATGTAGATAATATACCAGTGTTTGAAACACCAATAGAAGCTTTACAGTATGGTAATACCAATGGATTAGTTGGATACCATACACACAATATAAATGGTGTTGTTGGATATATGGCAGGGCCAACACATGGTCAAGCCGCTTCAGGTTCACAGGGTAGTATGACAAGTAATTTTATTAGTACAGGTAGTAGTAGTACACCAGAAGGTAGTTCAAGTAGTGGTTCACAAGGAGCTCCGTCTTTTGGTGGTGGTGAAAAAGGAGGATATTAATATGAGTAATGGACCATATACATTAACAACTTCAGGAGAAGGTTTAGGACCAGGACCAGATAGAAGGTATCAGTTTCCTGTTGAATTTGGTATGATGAAAAATATACCATTTCAATATGATTTTGGTGAGTTTGGACCACCTGAGGCAAAATTAGGAAGAGATGGTAGAATAACTTTTACAGGACCTGTAGTCAGACCTACTTATAAAAAAGGTAAGAAAAAAGGTGAATACAGACCATTAGCTAAACAACAAACTGTTAAGTATAAACCTAATGAATTAGGAGCGACAATTAAAGTAAAAGAAACTCCATTACAACGTACAAGAAAAAGAAGATTTACAGAAGATTTTAATTATCAAGGAGATTATAGTACAAGAGATGTTAGAAGGTTTAATAGATTAAGAAAAAAAGGGTTTCAAAGTCCATTATCTAGTAAGGGTTATAAAAAAATATTAGACCCTGATACAGAACCATATAGATTACATGTACCTGTTATTGGTCAAGCTCCAGACTTAATAAATAGATTAGTAAGTTTTACTAAAAGAGGTATGCAATTAGGTGGAGAGTATGGTCCAATAGCAGGTGGTGATTATACAGATGTTACAAGAACAAATGTTAATCCGTCTGATGGTTTTTCGTTATTTACTAGAGGAAGATTAAATCCTAATATTACGTATGGACTTGAAGGGACAAAAAAAAGAGGAGGTAGTAGTCCTTTTAATACAGTATTAGGAATGACTTTGGGTGGAATGGCAGGATTTGGTACACTTTTTCCTGCTAGTGGTTCTGAACAAAGTTATTTAAATCTACCTATTAAAGGTAGGTTTACTAAAAATAAATTTTTAAATACTATATTTCCAGGTTTTGAAGATTATGCAGCACAAGGAGACAGTCCAAGTGGTAGGGACGATGTTACAGTTACGAATTATGGAGGTAGTTTAAATATACCTATTTTAGGAGTTTCTACAAATAGAGGCCAAAAAAATATAATAGATATGGGAGTATACGGCAGTCAATATAGTAATCAACGATATAGTAATCAAAGACTTTCCAAAATACATCCACTAATTCCTTTTACAGGTAGATATACTATAGGAGGTGATGATAAAGGAGCTCCAGATTATAGTGGTAATATTTTTAAAGATATAGGACAATATGTATATAAAGGTGGTTTAGATAAAAATTTAAGGTCATTTGGATATCCCTATGGAGCGTCATTTGAAACACCAATACCATTATTACCACCATATGCAAATGTATTTGACCCTGGTAGATTTAATGTAAAAAGAACAAAAGAAGTAATATATAATCCACAAGGTGGTTTGAATGAAATGACAATATATAACACGAGGCCTGGGAGATTTACAACAACAGATAGAAATTTTGTATATTAATAAAAATTAAAAAATTATGAGTATCTTTACAAAAATATTTACAGGGAGTGCTGACAAGATAATTAATTCTGTCGGTAACGTATTAGACGAGGTAATAACTACACAGGAAGAAAAAGACGCAGCTAAGTTAGCTATACAGAAAGTACTATTAGAAGCAGAAAAAGATGCTTTTGCTAAAGAAGTAGAAGATAGAAAGTCTGCACGTGATATGTATAAAGATGATGCAATGATACAAAAAATTCTTGCAACATTGTTTACGGTAGCATACTTTGGTATTACATTTGTAATGTTTAGTTATTTTGTAACTAAATCAATAGACTTAGGTGAGTTTGAAATAAGTTTTATATCTACAATTTTTGGTGCTATGTCATCTAAAGTTAATACGATAATAGACTTTTTCTTTGGTGGTAGTAGTAAGAAAAGTGAACCTGTAAAAAAATAAATTATGGCAAAAACACCAGCTTGGCAAAGAAAAGAAGGTAAAAATCCTTCAGGTGGTTTGAACGCAAAAGGTCGTGCATCATTAAGAGCTAAAGGACAAAATATAAAAGCACCTGTAACAACTAAACCTTCTAAACTAAAAAAAGGTTCTAAAGCTGCAAAACGTAGAAAATCTTTTTGTGCACGTATGAAGGGTATGAAAAAAAGATTAACATCTGCAAAAACAGCTAGAGACCCTAATTCAAGAATTAATAAAGCATTAAGAAAATGGAATTGTGCACATGGATGTGCAATGCCTAGAAAAAATAATTATTCATCAATGAGACCACAACTAGACTAATGGCAAAAATAAGCGACCACATAACATATCACGAGGCTACGTACAGTAGAACTGGTGAAAGATTAAATTTAGACAATACACCGAATCCTAAACAATTAAAATGTATGGCAGAAGTAGCAGAAAATCTGTTTGAACCATTACGTAAGTGGGTTGGTGGACCTATAAAAGTAAATAGTTTTTTTAGGGGGGAACCTGTAAATACAGCTATAGGCGGTAGTAAACATTCACAACACATGAAAGGTCAAGCTATAGATATAGATGACACGTTTGGACATAAAACAAACGCAGAAATGTATCATTATATAAAAGATAATCTAGAATTTGACCAAATGGTATGGGAGTTTGGTGGTGAGTATCCTGATGGTAACCCTAACTGGGTACATATTAGCTGGGTATCACATAGACCAAATAGAAAACAAGAAGTAATTGCTATCAAAAAAAATGGTAGAACTAAGTATATTAAAGATATAGAGGATTATTTAAAAAATAAATAAAATAATTTTATACATGAAAAAAAAGACAAATCAAAAGGGTGTAATTTTTAATGACATGTATAAAAATGCATATTATATTATTATGGGAAGATTAGTTGTAGATGATTTGTTGGATTATAATGGTTGTGCATTACCATTTATACCATATTCTAAGAATGATGAAATTAAAGAAGAAATATATGATGATATAATAAATCACTTTATAACTACTGAAGAATACGAGAAGTGTGCAGATATAAAAAAAATAAAAGATAGTATATATAATAATAAAAATTCTTAACTTTGTAAAAAATTAAAAAAATGCCTAAAAATTATACATTTAACGCAAATATAAATATGACAGCCAACTCATCTACTGGATACAGTCAGTCACAGAGTGGTTCATATACATTAAATATTACAGGTGTAGACCAAATAGCTACAGGTAGAATAGATGTAGCTCATGATGGTGACTCAACAGTAATGGCAGCCCCAGGTAGTGGTAGGGTAATATATGTTAAAAATTTAGATGATACTAATTTTGTAAAAATATATGACGGAGCTTCAAGTGCTAATGATTTAATTGGTATATTAAGACCAGGTGAATTTTTATGTACAATTATAAGAGGAACAGGAACAACAACAGCAAAAGCAGATACAGCTACAGTAACAATTGAATATGCTGCAGTAGAAATAGACGCAAACGCATAATAAAAATATTTAAATATGGCAACACAATCATTATCAGTAACAGTTTCAGCTAGTTTATCATTAGTTGATTCAGATGGAAATACAGTATTTACATTTTCACCTAGTTTTACGACGGCAAGCACTACTGTAGATTCAGCTTTAATATCTACAGGAGAAATATTAACAAATGGTACAAGTGATACTACAATTAATTTAGCTAGTCACAATAAAGACTTAATATATACATTTATTAAAAACGTAGATACAGATTATCCTGTTGCAGTTAAACCAGATGGAGATGTTATAGCAGATTTAAAACCAGGTGAATGTTTCTTTTCACCTATACATGTTGATGGAGCTGGAGATGGTTCTGCAAATTTAGACCTTGCTGCTACAACAGCTGCACAAAAAGTACAATACCTTATATGTGATGGTCCAGATACAGGTATAAGTTCTGACGACTAATACATAGTATGCCTTTAATTAAAGACAAGGATAGGTATAAAAAGTTAGTTAACGTAGATAAAACAAAAACCTACGAACCTAGACAAACTGGTAACGTAGTAACTAACGTCACACAACGAAATAGACAGATGGCCACTGACAAACAAAAGTCAGAGGTCATTTCTGTTTCAAATAACAATAATTTTGTAGAATCCTTAATTACACCCACGTCAAGTACTGTACAAACACTAACATCAATTAATCAAAATCAATCTTTGATAGATGTTATAATGTACAATATGAGCAGTGGTAATGCTGTGGTAGAGTTCGGATGGACACATACAAATCCAGAATCAATAACTTTTGCTGGTGACACTGTAGTTGTAGATGCATTAATTGCACCATTGTTTAGAGCTACAGTAGCAGCTGCTGGGACTGTGTCTTTAAAATCACAAATAGAAAATGCAAGGAGTACAACAGAAATTAGTGTGTTTAACAATGTAAACAAAACTGTATATTTTATAATAAGAACAGAAGACCAGTTTGCTGTAACATATACAACTACACGTTAATAACTTTGTTAATAACTTTTTTTTAATCATTTCTTTTTCAGTCATTTAAAAAATAATTTTATAGACATATAACAAAAACCTATAAATTTATGAATTTAGTTGATAAAATAAAGAAATATCTCACAGACAATCCTCATCTTTTGACTAGTAAATATGCAGATACTGCAAAAAAATTTGGGACTAATTACGAACAAATAAGAGCTATAGCGAGAAGAATAAGAGAAAAGAATCCTGATAATATGCCGAAAGAAAAAGAGGTATATAATTTCCAAGAATCAAAACAACAAGCTATAGCTACAGCAGAAAACTGTACACGTGTAAAATCTTTAGAAGATTTACTTATACAATGTAAAGTTGATTTGGATAAATGGTATGTAGAGAAATATGATATAGGTACTTATGAGGTAACAGGTTTTGACAAAGAACGTAATCCTGTTACTATTACTATGTATAGAAGTAAAGCGTTTCTTAAACCTGTACAAGAAGAGTTCAATGTAAAGTTAATTAAAGAACAAATTAAAGAAGATTTATCAGATATATCACCTTTAGTGGCAAAAAAAGAAAGGAATAGAAATGATAAAAAAGATAAATATCTATTAGAAATATCTGCGTTTGATTTACATTTAGGTAAAATAGGTATTAAAGGTGACAAATACGATTTAAAAATCGCTGAAGAAAGATTAGTAAATGCAGTAGAACACTTATTATATAGAGCACAGGGTTATTATATAGATAAAATATTGTTTATTGCGGGTCATGACTTTTTAAATGCAGATGGTGACTGGCCTATACCAGCTACTACAAAAGGTACACCACAGTTTAATAGTGACTATCATATAGACATGTATAGAGCAGGTAGGAAGTTATTAATAAAAGTTATAAACTATTTAGCAGAAGTAGCCCCTGTACATGTTATGATTATACCAGGTAATCATGATAGAGAATCTATGATGCATTTAGGTGATACATTAGAACTGTATTTTGAAAATCATAAAGATGTTAAAGTAGACAATGGTGATAGTTTAATGAAAATGTTAGTATATGGTAAAAATATGGTTGTATCAGACCATGGTGATGGGCCTAAAACAAACGATTTACCAGGTATTATATCACAACGATATAAAAACGCTTGGAGTGATGTAGACTATGTTGAAGTACATAGAGGTCATTTACACACTAACAAGTCCACAAAACTACAAGCAATTGAAGAACTGCAAGGCATTACAGTTCGTAATCTATCGTCTATGTCTGCTACAGACTATTGGCACGATAGTAAAGGTTACATAGGTAATATTAAGAAAGCGCAAGCTTTTCTTTACCATAGAATAAACGGTTTACAAGGTATACTTAATTATAATGTAGAAATTAATTAGATATAAGCTCCAGTTATGTTATCTCTAATTTGTTCATTACGTTGAACTTCAGTGTATTCTTTTGTTCTATTTTTAAATCCAACACGAGCATGTATCTTTAAACCAATAACCACAACATCTTGTTCTAGAGGTTTTTTAGGGTTTATTTTATGTATATCTCTTTTATGTGTTATATAATCTAAATGTGGGTATGTATCATCGTACTCAATTCCAAATACTACATTGTACAATGTTTTTGTTTCAGTTTTTGTTCTGTTTCTAAATTTACGTTGCCATTGGTACGTAATATCACAAAACACTATTTCTCCTAATTGTATATTATCCATAATTAAAAAAACAGGCGAGGAAATGTAATTACCCCAAAGTATAACAGCAGTGTTATTATTAAATATTACTAACCCCGCCTGTTGACAAACAACTTATTTATTTTCTTTTCTTCCTTCATCAAAACCCCAGGCAAATCCAATCATGATAAATCCAATTGCACAAAATACGTAAAATACTTCAGTCATTAGTAGTTCATTATTAAGAGTTCTTCACCTTTGTTTTGTTTTTTACCTTTAGTTGCACCTGCAGCTTTGGTAAATTCTTTTGCAACCCATTTAAAATCTTTTTGTGGGTACATTTCTTCTAAACCTTCAAAATAATAATATGATAGTGCAAATTTACCATGTATATTTTTTAACCACACAGACAAATTTTCATGGTCCATAGAATCAAAATCATGATTACTATAATAGTTTTCTGTTTTGTAATATGGTGGGTCTAAATAGAAAAAAGTTTTGTTCGTGTCATACTTTGCTATACATTCTGTATAGTCATAATTAGTACAATCAGTTATTGCATGTAGTTTTTGCATTATATCTGGGTCATTTAATTTTTTGACAAATGTATCAAATTTACTTGTATATTTACCTTTTAAATCTATAAATTTAGATTTCATGATTTTACTACCACTAAAGACCTGTGTAGCTATGTATGCGTATTTCATAGCCATATCAAATGAATAATCACTAAATCCAAGGTTACAAGTATTTTTGATTTCTTCTTGATATTTGTAAAACAATTCTTTGTCTTGTGATTTAATACCACTTTCTATAATATGTTTTAAGAAAAAATGTGGTTCTGTACAACATTGGAATAAATTAACCATATATCTATTTACGTCATTGTAAACGATTTTATTAATATTTGGTAATTGATGTATGTTGTTCTTTATATATACCCAGAATGCTCCTCCAAATACTTCAACATAGTTTTCTATGTCTTCTGGTATATATTGGTTTATCCATTTAGCCATACGACTTTTACCACCTATATAACTAATCATTGTTATTTATATTTTTATCTATTTCTTTTTCTATTTGTGTAGATACATACATACCTGACACAAATCCTGTTACAAATGTTATTATTGCTATCATTGTTTTAGTTTTTCTAATTCAAACTCTAAGTGAGCTATAGCTTTTTCAATACAATTAATTGGTGTATCATGTTTTTTATAAGCTCGCAAAATGTATGTTACAGCTGTACCGCAATGATAAGACAAATCAAAATTATCACATACTTTTCTAGCTTCATAACCTTCTTTACCTTTATAATATTTTGGTATTCTATGGTCACTTTGTAAACCACCTGTTCTTGTTTTACCATTATACTGGTTTGTATTACTTTGTTTTGCATTATCTAAATTTCTATCAAATTCATAATAATACTTGTTGTGTTTTTTATCTACCTTGTCCACGATATTTTTTTTTAAATTTAGTTTGACTTTTACTAGCGTTTTTTGAATGTACCCCTGGGCGTTTTTTTCTACCATTACCCTTAAATATAAAGTTTTTTACTGCCATTTATTTAATAAAATTTAATTTTTCTATATAATTTATTGTTTCTTTAAGTTCTTCAATAGTATCTTCTTTTCTGTGTCTTAACTCATCTTCAATAAGTTCTTTAATTAAGTCATCTTTGTTTTGGTATGGTTCAGGAATTTCTTCATTCATTCCAAACCATTCTCCCCAAAGTTCTTCTAATTCTGAACGATTAAATTGTTCGTAGTATTCTTGTTGAACTATCTCCCAATCTTGTAATAAATCTTTCTTTTTCATTAGTTTAGTTTAGTTTTATAATGTTCTACAATTTTATTTAATTGTCTTTTGTAAAATAAATCAAATTCAACCAATTCTAATTGTCCATTATCAGGATTGATTTGTTTTGGTTGTGTTTGTTCCCAATGTACATACAATACATTTCTTAGTCTTTGACTTGGTGTTTTGTTACCAAATTCTGTAGACTCGTGTTCTATAGAACTACTAGCTTTTTCTACAGCTTCTTGTTGGTCTTTATTTACAGGGTATGGTGATAGTAATACATATCCTGTCTTTCTGTTCATTTTAAATAAATTTACCATAGTTTCATCTGATAGTTCAGGTGTACCTATATGTACTCTTAATGAACCGTCGGCAAGGGTAGATATTTTTTCTACCCCGCCTTCGAATAATACTGATTTAGATTTCATAGTTATTACTTAATATATGTATTGTTCTTTCTGATTTATTATTCAATGGGTCATAACCTGTACCAGGCCAATAATCATTGTCCATACAATATTTGTATATTTCTAATTCACTATTGTACATATCACGACCATCCTCTATCATATCATCACCTAGTTCAAATATATTAATAGCAAATGGTGCAGTTTTTTCTATAGCAATTATAAAGAATCTATCTGCTTTAACAGCATCCATATAGAACGCAGCTTGTTTGTGATATTTATATTGTCTCATAGACTTCATAAAACCATTGTAAGAACAATCTTTAGTTGTTTTGATGTCTATTATCATATTATCTCTATGATAGTCTAACATACCCTTACATTTAACGTTATATGATTTATTAGTCCAAGTAATAATTTTTTCTGCTTCACCGTTTTGTAACAACTTAGAAACTGTATCGTCTCTCATAACGGTAAAACATATTTGTTCGCACAAAGCATAATCTGACTCACTAATAATAGTTTTAAATTGATTTTGTTTTTCAAACTCCGCACTATCTATTTTACCTTGTTTTGTACGTTTGTCAAATTTAGGTTGTATAGCATAGTGTTGTGTAAACTTCATAGGTTCTAATATCATCATATGTATTGCACTACCTAGTTTCATTGCAGGCGTTGGACTTTGTTGATTGTCATACATATGTTTAAAATACTCAGGAGATACAGATATATTACTTAACATACTGTTAGATACATACTCCCTGTCTTCGTAGTAATTATGATGCGTCAGACTCATCTTTAACAACTTTATTGTTTTCATCTACTTTTTCCATTTCTTTTAAAATGTTTTTTGCATCGGGTATTCTCATAATATATTTATGCATTTCATCATAAAGTGTATCTATATCTTTTTTATCTACAGCTTTATTATTATATATTTTGTGACACCATGTGAGTAAAGCTACTTCGTGAGCTCTAATAATTCTACTAAGAAAGTCTATAGTATCTTTTACCTCTACAGGGACCATGTGGTTTTTACCCTGTATTTTAATTTTAGTTTTTGTTTGTTTTTTTGTCATGTCGTTAATAAATAATTTTTTCTTTTATCATCTATAATTTCTTTAATCATAATTTCGTTTCTATCAATTCTTGCTCTAAGTTTATCATTTTCTGATAGTAATTCTTGGTATATATTATTATGTTCTTTAAGTTTAAATTCATATTCTGCATATAAATTATTAGTTTTATCAAACATTTCTTTCATATATGGATACCCTTCGATTAAATCTGTAATTTTATTTACATAATGTATCATAGAAGCATGATTTCTATTCATAATTTTACCTATGTGTGACCAACTTAATTGTGTACCTTTACGTAAGAAATATGCAAGAATCATTCGTTTTTCTACTGTCTCTCTATGTCTTCTATTAGAAAATAATTCATGATTACTAATTTCATGTAATTCACAAAAATCTTCTATAAATTGATTTATACTTGATATATTCATAATATTTCTATTTTTACTCCAGGGTTCTCTTTGTCGTATACATATGGTTTAAAGTGTGGTATAATGTAATCACAGTTGTCATCTTCTATCCATTGATACCTAACCATCAAATCTTGTACTGTTTGTGCAGGATTAATGTAATCGAACTTACGTCTAGAACCTCTATAAAAGGTAAACGAAATGTTATAAGGGGGTTTCAAATTATTAACTAAATATATGAATACTTCTTTGTTTTCCATGTATTGTTCCATTGTATTTTGAATATACTTCATAGTAGTTTTAGAATGTATAAGATATTTCCCTGTCCATCTTTTTCCATTCTTAGAACTTGGAACATTTCCCTTTATAAATATTTCGTTTACCATATAGAGTATTAATTAAAACGGTAAGTCTTCAAATGTATTACCGTCTGCGTTTTCTACTGAGGAACTAACACTATTATATTGTTCCATCATAGTTTGATATTTACCTCTATCTTCATTAGAAAGTTTTTTGTTCATATCAGAATTATATGCACACTTAGCTCCTAATTTATTACTCCATCTATATTTTACAGATTCACGTATAACAGGTTCTCCTGTTTCTTTATTAGTAGTTACGTATTCTTCTGATATAAATGTAATCATAAGTTCTTTACCTATTACATCATTTATAGCTTTAGAATCATCAGAAAAATCTGTAACACCAGCATTTACAAGAAAGTCTTTCATTTGTTTCTTTTTCCAATCTTGTGTAGATGGTTTATCTGTTTGTTTTACTGCCCACATTTGTACTCTACCAAGTTTACCATTACTTTCTACATTAAATGTAATAAATGGTGAACCTTTATAGTTATCAATAAGGTCAGATGTTGTAATACTTACAACCTTACACTGATGTGCACCAGGTTTTATGTACTCTTGTTTACCACTAGGTTTCGTACTAGTAGTATTTAGGTCAAAAGGTAATACTTTCATTATTTATTATTTTTTAATTTCCAATTAATATATTTAGTCAATGTGTCACCATCAAATATTATTTTATCTTTCTCAGGTGCGTATGGATACTCTCTACCTTTGTATTCTTTAGTTTTAAGAGTTTGTATTGGTAATCTGTATAAAAATCTACCTATACCCCATGATACACAAGCACGTTTAAACGCATCTGATGCGTGACCTTTTTGTTTTTCAACATTAGATTCAGAACCAGTGTCTGATTTCCAAACCCAACCGTTATCTGTATGTATACCTACACGACACATTAATAAACCACATGATTCATAGTATTCTGTAGACCATTTATCAGGTCCAACTATTTCGTCAAGTAAATCTTGTGCGTCACGTGCGTCTATGTAAGCGACACATGTAGCTTTACCATATTTTGCAGATTGTACTCTCCATTTATATGGTAGTTCTTTTCTTAGTTCATTTAGATTCATCTTCATTAGTTTTCACATTGTTTATATCATCTTTGATTTTTCGTAATCCACGTAATGCAATTACAAGTTTTACGAATCTTCTTATCAACACTGGCTTACCCTTCAGGATAAGTGTTATTGCAATTTCTTTAAAGAGTAGTATAAGTACATCTCTTACCAGTTGTTTTTCTACACCTAAATCGTGTGATATTTCATTAATAATTTGTTTAAACTTAGTAGTTCTCATATTATACACTTATTTATTTAAGTGATTGAGTCCGCAAATATATCATTTATTTTATATATTTCATAACTTTATTGACAAAATGTTGACACCCATATATAAATATAAGTCCAATAGCTGTGTATAAAATTAATGTATATGATATATATATAAACACCATTAATAATGCAAATGCAAGAATAATTTTAGTTTGTATTTTCATAGATTTTCAAATTTAGTTAAACTACTATTAAATCTAAGTGGTATTTCACCAACACCTATATTTCTACCTTTAGCAAATATTATGTTAGCCATACCTTTAGTTGGTTCTCCTTTATCGTCATGTTCTATTCCATAGTACTCAGGTCTATGTATTAGTATAACAACGTCGGATGCTTGTTCTATTTCACCAGATTCACGTAAATCTGATAATGTAGGTTTACCCATTGCACGCATACCAACACCACGATTTAACTGTGATAATGCTATGATTGTAATATTAAGTTCTTTTGCTAGATTCTTTAGAGTTCTTGCAACTTTACTAACTTCTTGTTCTCTTGTAGAGTTTTTATTAGAGTATGATACCAGTTGTAAATAATCTACTAACACAAGTTTAACATTTTTTACACGTACATATTCTTTTGTTTTTTTAATAAGATAATTTAATGAAGTTATATTACATTCGTCTATATTAAGTGGTAACTTTTCTATTTTAGCTATAGCTTGATTGACATGTAAGTATTCGTCTTTACCCAACGTACCATTAATTATATACGAATTATTTACACCTGATTCCATAGATATTAATCGTTTAAGTAATTGTGTACCACTCATTTCATATGAGAATATTACAGATGGACAATTAGAATATACACAGGCGTTTAATAATAACGCAAGAGCAAAACTAGTTTTACCCATAGATGATGCTCCACCTATAATAACTAAGTCTGACTCTTGCCATCCCCCTGTAAATTTATCTATTTTATCAAAACCTGTAGCTATACCTAACAATCCATCTGTAGACATTCGTTTATTAATATCTTCAAGTGTATTTTTTAACAAATCAGATAGACTTGATAACTCTTGTGTAGTGTTATCATTTATACCTTCTAAGTTTTTTTGTATTTCATACATTATTGCACTTGTAGTTTTATGATTTGATACACTATTATCAATATCTTGTGCTATATGTAATAATTTATTAGTTTTAGATATTTCGTCTAATTCTAAAATCAATGATTGTACATCGGCATATATATGACCTTTGTCTAATAATGATGACAAATACGATGTACAATTATCTAAATGATTTAATTTTTTACTGATTGTAATAATATCAATAGTAGTACCATTTTGTTTATACTTATCTATAATTGTATATATTTCTTTATTTAGTGGAGTTTGAAATATATCTACGTGAAAATTATATTTTTCTAATAATTCTGGTTCTAGTATTAATTTACCTAATAGTATTTGTTCTATATTGTTTGTATCCATAATTGTTTTTGGGACGGTAAATATACTATAAAAAAATAAAAGGGGGTCAAAGACCCCCAAATATTTATATTATTAATTTGTTTCTACATTTTCATATAAAGTTAATAATTGTTCTGGTGAACCTTTAAATATAATTTTTTTCTTCCATACATCACGTATTGTAATTGATAGATTTTCACTATCATTACCTAGTATTTCATAAATATATTCTTCACCATAGTCTTTAGCGTCAGGACGCATACAATATATACCACCTGGACCATCTTTGAAATGTGCAAACATTTGAGCAGCTAAACAATCCATACCATTAGCTATCAATCTTGTATCATTTAAACTAATACCGTTTACAACATGATATTTTGATAACCATTCTGCCAATTCTATACCATGTCCACTAGGATAACCGTCATATTGACGATACATGGTGGTAATAGTTTTTTTAGAACCATCATCACATTTTTCTATTATTTTTGTTAAACTTCTTGTTCCCATAATACATTATAACTTTTAATTATTGATTTTCTAATTGTTTTCCATTTATCGATTTGTTTCTCTGTCAATTTATCGTTTTCGATACCAGAGTTTTTTATATCAATAACCTTTTGGTCAATCAATACAATTAAATCTACTAATTTTGCATTAGTCATGTCATTAAAATTATTCTCCATAAATTTCTAAATTTTCGTATTCATAATAATAACTTTTAATTTTTTCTATAATACCTCTACCGTTTGCAGTATGAAAACCATAACTGTGTGTATGTAAAGATGGTATAGGTTCGTTTTCTACTAATAAACGAAATAAATCCCAGTCATTTTCGTAGTCTATATCTAGTTGTGTTTGATTTATAGCTTCTGCTAGATAATCAGGGTTATGTCTACACACCCCGTATGTTGCTGTTAAATATTCTTCAACTTCTTGTCCTGTCATAATTTTACTTTTCCGCCTTTAGCGATTAATACATATTCTGAATAATTTACTTTTCTATTAAATCTATTAATAGAAGTTTTCATATTTGTGTCAATTATATATCCATCATTTCTTAAATTATATATGATAGCTGATAATCTTGTAGCTCCATATTCTTTTATTGCTTCCCATGATGTTATACGATTATATTCATTAAGATGCCATAAAACAGCTTCATGTTGATTTTTTGGTGTATCTACTAATTTTGTCATATTTGAGTTTATTAATAATTTTATCTAAATGTCTCATATACATAAAGTCTTGTTTGTTTAAAGGTTTATTTAATTCTCTTTTCAAACATTCTATATAAAAATTTATATCTTTAGTCATAATTCACAATTTATATTTATAATAAAGAGAGTATAGACTTGCCGTTGATTCACACTTATCCTAAACTGCTCACCATATTTGCAGTAAAGTACTAACTAGTCTTCCTTCAATAAGTGCATCCGTTTTATCAGGACCTTCTATAGTAGCGTCTTCTAACTACACGTAGTGGGGCGGTACTTATGTTCGTACTATACTCTCTTATTATTATTGATTAATATATTTTATTGCATCATCTAATTCTTCAAATGATTTATGTTTATAAAACACAAATAAAAATAGTTTTTTGTATACTATTATATCATATCCACTTGTGTCTAAAAAATATTTGAACTTTGTTAATGAAAATTTTATCATTGTTAATTTTTTGATAACCAATTAAATGCATTATCACACATTTTTTGTCCTGTACCTGTGTATATAGATTCTTCTCTACCGTTTTCTCTATTTGGAACAGACTTATAATGTGTTGTATACATAGTTACACCGTTAAATAAACCCCATTTGTTTCTACCTAGTCTATCTGTTTCTCTAGATATACACATATGTAAATGGTCTCTGATGTTCATTTTTCTTGTAGTGTAGTTATCAGCCCAACCATATTGTGTAGAATCCATACCAGTTAGATAATCAATAAGTCCAATAATGTCTTTAGCGGTTACAGGATTAAAACTCATTTCATGTAGTTTTGCAATACGTTCTTCTTGTCCGTCAAAATTTAATATTGTAGGTAAATCTTTTACTTTATCTTGTATAGATTGTTTGTGTACATAACCTTTAAGACCATTGCTATTTAACCAACTATACTGATTTTGACAAAATATTACAGTATTCATAAATCCAAATTTAAGTGCTGATGTACCGTCATGTGAATTAATTGCGTATACATATTGTTTCGTATCTTGATTAGCAATAGTCACATTGTTGTCTGGTTTTTGCATTTGTACAAGTATTTTTCTACCACCATTAATAGACATAGCTTTAGTAATTATTAAGTCATTATTACCAGCTATATTTTGCATAGTTTCTATAATAGTACTGTTTTGTGTAGGTGTATAACCTTCTTTTACTGTAGTAAATACTTCACCAGTATCTTCACGTACAATACCATAATAATCAGTTTTATGCAAACCATTATTAGCTTCTGGAGTACACTCACCAGCGTATATAAGTGGTTTTTTAACCACATTCCAATTAAGATTACATTCATTTAAAATTTGTTCAGTCGTTTTCATATTCATAATTTTTATTTACCCATATTAAAAAATCTTCTAACATATTGTGTTCGTCTAAATAATCTAAACACATATTTAATTCTACATTATCTTCTGTGTATTTTTTTACTTCATCGTGTTCTGTAGGGTCGTCACAATGTTGATATGTAGATTTATACCAATCTTCGTAATTAAGATTCATAATCTAACTTTGATTCTACTAATTCTACTTCCTCTTCTTCTTCTTCTACTTTAAACATGTTATCTATATGACGTATAACATCATCAATTAAACTATCATGTTCGTTAAATGACATGTGAGATATTTCTACTCTATTATCATATTCCATAGATAGTTCATAATCAAAATCTTGTTCTGAAAAACTTACATCATATAACGCATTTTTTACAGCGTCTGAAATAAGGTCATAGACTTTACGACTTAATACAGGTTTGTTAATATCTTCCAAAACTTTTTTCTCTCTGTTAAGCGAGTGTGTAAGATTATTAATTTGTGATTCTAATGTTTCAATTTTTGTTTGTAATTGTTCTTTAGTTTCCATTTATTTATTATCTATTTGGTTATACATACAATATTTTACTAATTTTTCAGTTTCTTTAATAAGTTGTTCAACTGTTTGTTGTTCATAAGGTGAATTCAAGGTGGCAATAATTCTTGCACACCTTGTTCTTATGTTAGATTTTAGTTTTAACTCTTCAGTTACAATCATACATTATACTTTAAGATTAATTTTTCAATTTTATTTTCAATAGGTTCTTTGGTTTGGTGCCTATTGTTCCATTTAGTTATTACTTTGTAATATCTTTTTATATACTTTCTTCTAGCTGACTTATACCATTTATTTACTATTTGTACTTCAGACATAAGTTTATTAAAAGATAAAAACTTTTTCGTATCACCATTAAGATAAGTAATTACTAGTTTTGTTTTGTCTACTGAACTGATTATACAGTGTTGGTTAGCTTTACGAAAAGATGCGTGTGCAACATCGTAAGAAGTAATTTTTTTCATACGCAATAGTGTTTTTAATTTTTTAATGTAATCATCAGTTAGTTCTAGTTGTTTGTTCATAAATATAAATTTAAGGGATTAATAGTAATAGAGAATAAAACACCAAGTCTGAAAGACTTGTAAGAAAAAAGAAAGAGTCACATGGACTCTCTCTTCTACACACTCAATGGTCCTAAATGGACAAATCATAGTGTGAAATTTAAGTAAATTATTAAGAAACTTTGTTTTCTTGTTTTCTACTTTCTAATTCGAAGTCTTCACTAAATACTTGGTCTGCAAGTTGTTGTGCATCGTGAAAATAATCGTTTAATATAACTGTGTATCTATCACCTTGTGAAGATGGTAGAGCTTTCATATTAACCCACGAACTACCGTCTTTACCGACTACTGCGTTGTTTCTTAAGAAGTCTATAAAGTCAGGTATTTTACAACTGATATTTAATATTGTAGTCCCATTCTTAAATGTGTGTGGTGCAATTTTAATGTTAGGAACTAATTTACCTTGTTTCTTAGTAGTTTCTGCTTCTACTTTTTTTGTAACTTTTTTTGTTTTTGCCATTTTTATTTATTTAAATTAATACTTATTAATAATGTAAAAAGAACACAAAGTGTTCTAATCTGTGTAACCGAATGTTTTATTAGCTGTTTCTAATAATATTTCTGTTAATGATTCATCGTAAAACAAATTACCAAATCTTTCTATCATTATATAAGCTACATCTTGATGATGTTTTGTAGTACTATCACCTATAACATTTAATATTTTTTGAAACGATTTCATTTTACTTACTGTTTTTTTGTCCATACTGTATCTAATTTTATAACTGTATCTTGATTAATAATTAATTTATGTCTACAAAGTTTGTGTATATACAACCATGTACTATCCATACTAAATTTATAGATAGTATCTGTATAGATTGTATCTACATTATATTCATAATCTGTTACACATACAATGTTTTGTTTTTGGGTATTAGATATACCTATACCCAATAGTATCGCTACTATTATACTTATAGTTTTCATAATTATTTAATTTTGTTTATACATTTATTTAATTGCAAAAGGAAGAGAAGACACTCGTAAATTATTTACTTTAAAGACATTTATTCTTTTTACAAGTGTCAACTCGACCTATATTATTAACCTAATATATTATTAGACATATATTGTGTTTGAGTTTTAGTCGTAGTTACTTAGTCACTCTGGTGTTATTGGGCCACACATATATATGTAATTAGTAATAAAATCTAGAAACGAAGTTTCAAGACTTAGGTAATAAACTGGTGAAGATAGAGAATAGTACACCAGCCATAACAGCGGTAGCTAGACCACTGAATGTTCCAATGAATAGTATTGGTAAACCAAGTGTAAACACTATGTCCCACAATACCTGTGTTTTAACAAGTTTTTCTCTACCCAACATTTTGTACATAATAATAAAGTATCCAATTGCGGTAAAGAAAGAAATAACAAATAAGTTCATAATATATATATTTAAGTTAATATTTAAGCAAAAAAAGGACATTGTCTTTACTTGAAACACCTAATGTTAGTTGTGTGTGTGTTCGTAAGTTTAGATAAATATGTCCAATATGTAATAAGAATGAACATACAAAGTATGTGAACCGAAAGTCACAGACGCTTCGTGAAAAAAAGAGAGACAAGCTCTCTTAATGTAATTACATATCACATACTGGACATCCATCATGATGATTGTGTAATGGTTCATCACATTTCTTTTCTGGTAATACTGACTGTACCCATTCGTAGAATGTTGCAGTTTGTTGGTATGCTTCAGGATACTTATTGTTCATATCTCTATTTACTTTAAGATATTTGTTGTATTCTTCTTTAAGTTGTTGATAAAGATAATCGTTTTTTTGTTCTAGTTGTTCTAGAAAGTTTGTTTCATTGTTCATAATAATATATTTATTGGTTAATATCCATAAATAATACCTAACCGAAGGAACGAAGTGACTATCGTAATATATTGTTAATCACATAAATACATTACCGATGTAATATAGTAATAAATATAGTTGGTAAAACACTTGACAATATAAAAATAATTGTATAACTTCGTATCATAATTAATATATAGTTTAATCAGTTAAATAAATAATACATACTAATATATAGTATAATATAGTATAAATATACAATAACTAACTGATAATCAAACAATTACAGATTTATCATAGTAAATAACTATGTAAATAGTACATAAAAGAGTGTAGGAGATTAGCTGTATATATCGTAAATACACATAAATTGTGCAAAAAAGGGCTACAATAGCCCTATATTTATAATTTCGTAGACAATAATTGCACAAATAATAAACAATACGTCAATTTTAGATACATTCATAATATATAATTTGTAAACCGAGGACTATTTGTCCCCGATTTGTTTAGTATTAAAGTAGTTTGGTGGTGTCTTATCTGATGATAGGTATATATATAATAGATAGACAAGACCAGCGACTAGGAATAGTTTACATACTGCTAATAAGATTGATAAGAATAATACAAGGTAATACATAGTTAAATAATTTAAGGTTAATATCTATGTGTAATATAAAACAAAGGAGGAACGACGCTTGCAAAATAGGGTACGGTGTACAAAGTTACGCAACCACAGGGGGTGGTTTGCTATATTGTATCCCCCTCTTATAACTACATACAATTTTAAAAAAATAAAAAAATTTTTTTTATCTTTGTAGAAAATTTAAATACTATAGTAAAATGAAAAAATCAAAAAAGAAAAAAATGTCCTACGGACATGGTGGTGGATACAACAAACCAATGCAGAAAGCTCGTTACGGAATGAAGAAGAAAATGGCAGATGGCGGTAAGGGTGCGACAAAAGAACAAAAAGGTGAGTCACAAGCATCTTTAGACAAACAAATTATACAAATAAAAAAAGATATGGATTCAGGTAAATTAAGTCCTGAACAAGCAAGAAAAAAATTATTGGTAATTCAGTCTAAAATGCAAAACATAGGAACCATACCTAAAACGAAGAAAATGAGAAAAGGTGGTAAACTGAAAAAAGTAAATTCTAAAAAGAATCCTGGTCTCGCTAAATTACCTACTGAGGTAAGAAATAAAATGGGTTATATGGCAAAAGGTGGAAAAATGGATGAAACTATGGGTTCTATGGCTCGTCATGGAATGAAAATGAAAAAAGCGCCAGGAGGAATGAAAATGCAAGGCATGAAAGACAGAAGAAGAATGATGAACAATATGATGACCTATATGGGTGGTGGAAAAATGAAAACTACTTATAAATCTGGAGGTACTTATAGACAATTAGACTAATATGGGTTCATATAAGGACATGATTAACATGATAGGTAATGTTAAACACGTACCTATGATAATAGAGGACGCTATATTAAAAAGTCGTCAGATAATGAATACTGGAGGTACCTTTGACCCTTACAATCAAAACATGGGTGGACCTACCTTTACTGATGTTACTTTAGACAATCCGCAAGAAAGAGGTGATGTAGGTGACCCAAGAGATGGTTTAGAACCAAGAGTTGGTGATTCTGGTGTAACAGAGGCTGGTGTAGGGACCTCAGTGTCTAGGCAGTCAGGAATTATAGATAGAAAAGCCACTAAGGGTGGTGGCTCTCTGTCTTTAACACCATACAATATAGATACTACAATCGAAAATCCATTTGTAAATCCTAGTGTGATGATGTATGAGAACGGAGGAACTACAACAGAAGAAACTCCTAAAGTTGATAACTATGGGTATTATACAAATTATGTAAAATCAGTAGAAGCTTCCGACGCTGTAATGAAGAAAACACCTTCTATTATACCAAAACCAGGTGGAGGATTTTATAAAGCTTTTGAAAACGGAAGATATTATCCATACAAAGATGTTGGAGGTAAAGTTACTATAGGTTTTGGAAGAACTAATAGTGCTGTCAAAGGATTGGATATAGAAAATGATTATAAAAACGGTATTACTGTAAAAGAAGCGAATGATTTTCTTCGACAAGACATTAACTCTAATATGAAAAGTTTAAGTGAAGATTTCGATGGTAAATTTGGGGAGGGTGAATTTGAAAAACTGTCCGAAATAGAAAAACTTATGTTGGTAGATTTTGAATACAATTTAGGAAACGCAGTTAAAAAGTTTCCAAAGTTTATGGACGCTATTAGGACTGGAAATGTAAAAAAAGCGGCAGCAGAGTACAAAAGACATTCATATAAAAACAAAGGAAAACCAAACGAAATAAAAAGAGAGTTGGGTAGAAATAAAGTTTTTTACAATTCATATCTAGGGGACTGGATAAAACGTCATGGAGGAGAAGATAAAGGATATATACCAGGCGTTGTGTCTTTACCAATGAACCAAAACATGAACACAATGGTTTCATTACCTATGAATCAAGATATGAACACAATGGTTATGAATTTTAAAAAGGGTGGTAAATTTAAGAACGGAGGTAAAAAAAAAAATTTAGACGAACCAGTTACTAACGTAATGCTACCTGAAATAGAGTTTGTTGATTTAAAAGAAGAATCATATAACAAACTATCACAACCACAAAAAAATATATATGATGCTTTTAAAGCTTCAGATGGTCAAGCCCAATTCGTAGAAATGCCTGACGGCAGATTAGTCCATTATACAAAACTTATGAAAATGGTAGAAGATTTGGGTATGGATAAAATTATAAATGAACCACATATGTTGGCTAAACAATTTCCTAAAAAAATGGGAACCCGATTTTCACGATTCAGACCTCATTTTAATCCTTTTACAAGAAATATACATATAGCATTCCCAGAACCATCAAAATCAGGTAGCAAATTTGTAGAAAATATAAATATGCAAGAATATGTATCTGACCTTATAGCGGAGTCTGCACATTTTCCACAGTTTTATAGATTAAGGTCAATATTTGATGTACCATATAGTTTTTCTAGAGACATCAATAGATATTTTGCTGGAGAAGACATGGAACAATCTTATTCTGACCCATATCACTTTGAGTATCAAACACACACCGCTCCTGATTCGTTTGAAAACCAATTAATGGACAAATATACTTCAGAATAATAAAGTTTAAGATTATTTGTGTGAAATACAAAAAATTTTTGTAATTTTGCAACTTCTTTATTTTCCATGTTTTCATACTTGTTTTGGAGGACCCCTTATTTTTTGAGGGGTTTTTCTTTTTACAAAAAATTATTATTATCTTTGTAGTATGAACATAATAAATGAAAAGTACGGAAGGATAGTTAAGGAAGGTGAATTTTTTTATCTAGAAAAGAACTACAAACAATTAGATAAACTAATGCAAGAAGTGGATAAAATTATAGATAGAATTGAAGAAAATAACTTTATATATTTAGACAATTCTATATCAACATACAAAAATCCACACCTTGAATTAGATTTATTGTATGGTAAGAAAACTGTAAAATATTTGTATAAAAATACATTTAAATTATTACACGTAACAATATAATGTATTTATTACAAATTAATAAAAAGGGAGATATTTATAAAGACGATTCTGGAATTGTTTTAATACCAGAATTTAAAAAAGTGTTAGACACTGAAAAATTAGGACAAACAGCTATGAAGTGGATAGCTCTTGTATTTGACTACGAAAGTCCATACAGACACTACATAGAAAATGAAAGAATAAAGGTAGTATCAAAAGATTTGTACGATACTTATAGTTGGTCGGGTGCAAATAAACCTGAAATGAAATCAGCTATAAATAAGTATAAAGAACTACAGTTTGACCCATTAGACGAACAATTAATTGCGTTTAATAAAAAAATAAACGAGTTCACAAATCTTATTAATAATACCTTCTTGAATGATGAGAACGCAGAAATGTTGCAGAAGTTAATGATTGGTGTAGAAAAAATATTAAAAACTAGACAAGCATTACTTGACGCTATAGAAAGAAGAGGAGAAAGACAAAAAATTGCGGGAGACAAAGGATTGTCTTTCTTAGAAAATAGAAAAAAAATTAAAGAATTATAAAATGGCAAGAAAAACTGTTAAAGCACCAGCTGGATTTCACTGGATGAAAAAAGGTAACAATACCTACAAATTAATGAAAAACCCTGCGGGTGGATTCAAAAAACACCCTGGTGGAAGTTTGTCCGCCAGTTTTGATATACAAAAAGTACATAAATCTAAAAAGAAAAAATAATGCCAAAAGATGCTTGTTATCATAAAGTAGTAGCTCGTTATGGACCTAAAACATCTGCTTATAGAAGTGGAGCTATGGCCAAATGCCGTAAAGTAGGAGCTGCAAATTGGGGGAACAAATCCAAAAAGAAAGGAGCAAAAGGAATGAAATATAAATCTGGAGGAGTATTCTACTCACAACACGATTAATTATGAGTGACGGAAAGAAAAAGAAAAAGAAAAAGAAAAAATCATTTTCTGAAAAAGGGTATAGTCACGTAAGTGGAAAACCTTACAATTGGAAAGAACATGGACTTTTTTCAAATCTTGAAATGGGAAGTTTTGATAGCGCTATGAAAAGTTTAAAAGGAGGACTCAAAGAAGGAAAAAGAGTTTATAGAGACGTTAAAAGAGATGTAAAAAAAGGTATAAAAACTACAGTTAAAAAAAATTTTCCTCCTGGTTCAGATTTTGCAAAAGCAGTAAAGAAATGGAATAAAGGAGGTAAAGTGCATTTTAGAAATAACCCACAACACGATTAATTATGGCTGTAAGAAAAACAAAAGCTGGACTTAGATTAAAAAGATGGTTTAAGGAAGATTGGAGAACACCTAGAGGTAAGAAAGATTATTCTGGAGGTGAAAATACTTTTAGGCCAACTAAACGTATAAGCAAAGATACACCTGCTACATGGTCAGAATTATCACCATCTGAAAAAGCTAGAGCAAAAAAAGAAAAAAATAAAAAAGGTAGAGTTTCTAGATACAAAAAAACAAAAAAAGCTGCACATGGCATGAGATACAGAGGTAACGTAAAACCAAATGGAATGTGTTGTTGTCAGGGTAGAATGTTTAGATTAAAAGAACAACATGTTTAAGAAAAGTGTCAGAAAACCAATACAGTTTAAAGAACAAGATATATCTATAAAAGGTAAAGATAAAAAAAGAATTGTAACCTATTTAAAGTCACAGTTTAAAAAACATTATACTACAGGGAATTTAGAAAAGGCAAATAAGTATAATGATTATAGTTTAAAACAGTATCAATTAGATTTAAGAAATTGGTACGAAACAAAGGAGCAAAATAAATTAAGTAACAAAAATGTTTTTGGTTTTGACAAACCAAGAAAGTTAAGGTATGGGTAAAATTAAATTTAATCCACAAAGGTACAGGCCAATTCCAAACAACGGTTTTCCAGATTTAGACGAAAACTCAGTTCAATACCAGGAATGGTGGTCTGAACAACAAGATAGGTGTATAAATGGTTTTAAACCAAAAGGTATGCCAGCTATTTCAGGTAAGTATTACTTCTACCTGAATTTTTATTATATATTGGGTAATGACGGTTCCAAAGGTGGAAGAAAGTCATTAATACATCCATGGTACAGGGAAATGGATAGAGAGTATTTTAACCTTTTTGAAACTTGTAAAGAGGAAGGAAAGGGTATGATTATTATTAAAGCCAGAGATAAAGGGTTTTCTTATATGAACTCTGGTATGGTAGCTCATGAGTATACTTTCTTTCCATACAATGATATTGGTGTAGCGGCAGGTTTGCAGGCCACTGCTGACGCATTTTTTGATAAGACTAAAAAAGGGTTGAATGGTATTCATCCTAATTTCAAACACTCAGTACTAAAGGATACAGATGGTATATTACGTTCGGGCTATAAACAGAAAAACAAAGATGGTAAGTGGGAGATTGGTGGTTACCAGTCCACAGTTATATGCAGAACGATGGATAATCCAGAAGTATTTAAGGGAGAGCGTTTGTCATTAATGGTATTCGAAGAAGCTGGAGAGTTTAAACATTTGAAAAATGCATACATGTCGTCTAAGGCATGTTTTATGGATGGTAATGTACAGTTTGGTGTACCGATAATTGGAGGTACTGGAGGTGATATATCAAGAGCGTCTAAAGATTTTATGGATATGTATTATAGTCATGACGCCTATAATTTAATACCTATGTTTATACCAGCTTCAAAAGCCTACTATGGTTTCTTTGATGTAGAAACAGGTGTAGAAGATGTCATTGGAGCTGAAGAAACATTACAAGAAGAAAGAGAAAATATTAGACAATCTGGTGATAATGAAGCTTACAATCTACATATACAAAACTATCCATTAACTATACAAGAAGCTTTTTTGAATACTAAACAAAGTAGGTTTGATATATCATTGTTAAATGCACAAAGAAGTAGAATACTAAGTAGTAAAGACTATACAAGTCAAATACAAAACGGATATTTAGATTGGGTGTTTACAGATAGTGGAGAAATGAAAGTAAAATGGAAACCACACCCAGAGGGTCCATACAAAATTTTAGCTCACCCAATGACAGAATACGAGGGAATTGACATTGGTGGAGTCGATTCTTACGACCAAGATACCGCTGGAGCGTCAAATTCTTTGGGAAGTGCAATAATTTATCGTAGATTTGCAAATACAAATATACCAAGTGATTACGTGGTAGCTGAATATACTGATAGACCGCCTAAAAAAGAAGATTTTTGGGACGGTTGTTTAAAGTTAGCTGTGTATTATAATGCTAAGATGTTAGTTGAATATACAAAGATAGGTATTTTAGATTACTTTAAACGTATGAACGCGTTGAAATATTTGAAAGAAAAACCTAAGTCAGCTCACAACCCTAATTCTAGGACAAGAAACCAATATGGTGTCCATATGAATAAACAGGTTAAGAGTTTGTTGGAAGATTTGATAGATGATTACATTAGAGAAAATGTGAGAGACATATGGTTTTTAGATTTGATAGATGAGTTGGCAAATTATGGTTTACAAAATACTGACCGAGCTATGGCTTTTGGTATATGTCTAATACATAATATAGACAACTTTAGAATGAGAGTACATGAAAAAGAAGAAGTAATAGATATAGGATTGAAATATTATAAACGTGGTAGAAACGGCATACCAATAAAAATGAATTAAAATGGCATACAATACTAGTTTTCCATCTATGATGGTTTCTGAAAAAGAAAAAAATGACGAATGGTGTAATAGAGTTCTAGAGGCGGTCATAAGTTATATGACATATGGAGAAAGTCCATATGAAAGTTCTAGAACTAAAGACATTAAAAATTATAGTATTTATAATGGTCAAATAAACCAAGACGACTATACATATATAACAGAACAGTATGGATTAACCTATCCAGCTAGACTGGTTAATTATCCTATTATTACGCCAAAGATTGACTTATTGGTAGGTGAAGACCTTAAAAGACCTATAGACATGAAAGTCTCTACTGTCAATAAAGAAGCTGTAGTTAGAAAACTAGATTACAAGGTAGCTTTGAAAATGAAAAATTTATTACAGGATATACACAAAGAGTTTGAAGAGAATTATGGAGCTCCAATTACTGACGAAGGACAAGGTATGCCAGTTCCTGATGATATAGATACATTTATGAAATATAACTACCGAGAAATGGTAGAAGAAGTTGCACAGGATGGTTTGGAATATGTGTTAAATAGATACAACTTAAAAGATAAGTTTAAAGAAGGTTTTAGAGATTTACTTGTAACAGGTAAGGAGTTTTACAAAGTAGAGATACTAAATGGAGACCCACACGCGCGTAGGATAGACCCAAGAGCTATAATATACGATTCAAGTGTACATTCAGATTATATAGATGATGCAGCTTGGGTGGGTGAAGAGAGATTTTTATCTGCAAACGAAATAGCTGATGAATACAAACAATTCTTGTCAGAAGAAGACTTAAGGTTAATAGACGAAATGAGACACGCGTATGGACAAGACCTAGATGACTATAACACACAGTTTATGTGGATAGACAGTTCTAGAGGTAGAGAAAATCGTATACGTGTAGTAACATGTGAATGGAAATCACTTAGAGCTATTAAGTTTAAGGTGTCACCTAACAAATATGACCCAGACAGACCATTTAGAAAAATGGTAAAGGATACATACAGAAAAAGAAAGGGAGAAGAAATAGAAATAAAATGGGTGGATGACATTTGGGAAGCTACAAAAATTGGTGGTAAAATCTTAACAAAAGCAAAACGTAGAGATAATCAAGTAAGGTCAGTTGATGACCCAGGTAGAACACCACTATCATATGTAGGGTGTATATATGGAAACACAACTGGTACAAATACATCTATGGTAGATTTATTACACAATACACAGATGTTATATAATATAGTTATATATCAAATAGAATTAGCTATGGCTCGTTCAGGTGGTAAAGCTGTGGTATACGATACTTCACAAATACCAACCAATGTAGGTATGGACATGCAGACTGTATTGTATCATTTAAAAACAGATGGTATTATACCAATCAACTCTAAAGACGAAGGAGGACAAGTAAGTTCATTTAATCAGTTTCAACAAGTCGATTTTACATTATCACAATCTGTACAACAACTAATTAATTTAAAAATTATGTTAGAGGATATGGCTGGTCAGTTATCTGGTGTTACAAGACAAAGAGAAGGTGCTGTAGGTCAATATGAATATGTAGGTAATGTACAAAGAAGTGTAGTACAATCTTCTACTATAACAGAGTCATGGTTCTATTCACATGCAGAAGTAAAACAAAGAGTTTTAGAAAGACTAGCAAACTATATGAAGATTGCTTGGGCGGACGGAAAGAAAGCAGCTTTAATATTAGGAGATGGTGCGTATAAATTTATCAGTGTAATGCCTGATATTGCTTTACAGGATTATGGTGTATATGTTGGAGACAGTGGTAAAGATGACGCTATGAAACAAGTGGTACAACAATTAGCACAATCAGCTTTACAATCAGGTCAAATAGATTTCTTAAATATATTAAAAGTTATTAAAGCTGATACAATGACTGAAGCTGAAAAAGTTTTAGAAAAAGGTATGGACCAAATAAAAGAACAAGCTGCACAACAACAACAACAAGCAATGCAACAAATGCAAATGCAAGAACAAATGGAACAACAAAAGTTTGAAAGAGAAGCTCAATTGAAACAGATAGATAATGAAGCTAAGATAAGAGTGGCGGAAATCGGAGCTGAGTCTAGATTAGAAGTTGCTCGTATGTCGTCAGATGACAAGCGTGATATGCATGATAGTGACGTAGAGGCAGACATGAGAAAAGAAGCTGCTTCTAAGTCAGCGGAGAGTCAAGGTCCACCTAGTGAAAAACCATCAATACAAGATATTATAAGAGCAAAAGAAAAAAATGTAAATTAATTTGTATATTTGCAGATAGGGAACAAAAAATAAAATAATATGTCAGAAGAAAATTCAAAATTAGTAGAAGAGGTTGTAAATGATACGCCTGCTACAGAAGAAAACGATTTAAACAAGTTTAATCCACTAGCTTTTACACAAGACGAACCAACAGGAGAAGTTGGTCCAATAGCTACGGAAACAACAACAGAAACTACAGATGAATCTGTAGAAACAGAAGAAGAAGAAGAAGACGGATGGTCTTGGGAAAAAAAAGAAAAAGAAGAATCAGAAGTAGAAGAAGAAACTTATAACTGGGACGGTACAGAAGAGACTAATGAATCAGGAGATGAAATTAATTGGGACTTAGTTTCAAAACAACTCGGAATGGAAGGAGCTTCAAAAGATGAGATAAGAGAAAGTCTTAACGCTCTTAACAATAAACAAGAGGAACCACAAACTGAAGAAGTTTCAAACGAACAAATAAGAACATTAGAAACTTATTTGTCTTTCTCAAACAAAGATTTAGTTATAGAAGAACTAAAAGCAGATGGTCTAACAGATGACGAAATAGATGACACTGTAGACAAAATGATGAAAAATGGTATGATTGCTTTAAAAGGTAGAGAAATCAAAAGAACCATTAAAAACGCTATAAAACAACAAAGACAAGATTTAGTAAGAGAAACAAAACAAACTAAGGAAGAACAAAATAGAAGAGTTCAGGAAGCTAGAAAAGGATTGCAAAAACAATTTAAAAATATGGACAGGTTTATGGGCGGGAAAATAACGAAACAACAGAAAGAAGAAGCGTACAGATTTGCTGTTAATAGTATGTCAAAAGAATTATGGTCAGACCATGCCAATGTTGCAGATGTGGCCATGTTTATGTTATACAAAGACCAAATTAAAGACATTCTTCGTTCACAAGGTCGTAACGAGGGTAGTAAGAGTCTTATGGACAAAATACAATCGCCAAGCCTTAACACGGGAAGAAGCCGAAATACTTATCAACCGAAAAGTAAAGGTTTTGACCCAAAAGCGTTCATGAGCGAGTAGATAAAAAAAGTAAGACAAAGTCTGCTAGAGTTGAAAGTTAATTGAACAAAATAAAATAATGTTTAATTAATAAATTTAAAAAAATGGCAAAAGTTTATTCAGGTGAGTACGGAAATGGTACTACCGCAGAAAACGCCCTAAATACAGCTTTAATGCAGTATCCAGAAATTGCTAGAACTTTAATTCAGCAATATCCAAGATACTCAGCTACGTATTTATTAGAAAGAACTGGAAGGTTCGCACAAGAAAAAGTATTAGGAGACAACTCTTTTGAGTGGAAGGTAATGGGAAGATACAATAGACCATCATATTCTACAGGTTTCTTTAAAGGAGTATCTGCTGATACAGCATTTACGAATACACCAACATCAACTACAGGTATTATTTTAGATGGAGCTGATGCTAATGGTGATGTATTCGAAATTATAATTGATGGTACAGCTACAGATAGAACTGGTGACTTCTTAAACAAGTTCGATATGGTAAGATTCCAATCAGGAGCAACTGCTATCGTTGTAGAAGACCCAATTGCTAACACAACTGCTTCAGCAGCTTCTACAGATTTCGTTGTAAAATTTGAAATGGTAGACGCGTCTGCTCAACCTTTATTAGAAACAGATGTAGCTGACGAAGCTATTATTGCTTCTATCGGTTCTGCATTTCCAAATGGTTCCAACGGAGCTGATGTAGGTGAGAACTTCTACTACCCATCAACACATAAGAACTATTTAACTACAATGAGAAAGAAATGTACAGTAACAGGTAAAGACCTTACCGATATTTCTTGGATTGAAAACAATGGTTCTAGATTATGGTACTTTACAAGAGAACAAATGATGATGGACGAGTTCATGTACCAACAAGAATTACAAAGATGGTACGGAAGAAAGTCTGTAACTAATGAAGGAGGTGTAAACACTGTAGCAAGACCAGGAGCTTTGGTTTCTTCTGCTTTAGGAACTTCAGGAACTGCAGGTGCTTCTATTATTACAGGTGATGGTTTATTAGCTCAAATTGATTCTTCAAACCAAGCTTCATATTCAATGGGGTCTTTAACTGAAGATATAATCACTGAGTTTATTGCTAAATTATCACTTAACGCAACTCAATCAGAAGGTAACGAGTATGTAGTATTTACTGGTACTGAAGGTAGATTAGCGTTCCATAGAGCTATGAAAGAATTAATCGTTGCCCCAGCGGGTGCGTTTACTGGTGGTTCTATGTCAGGTGTAAGCGGAAATGTAGACTTAGGAGCTAACTTCGTTTCATACCAAGCTTTAGGAAACAAAATTACAATCGCTTACTGTCCAGTGTTCGATGACCCACACTTACACTCTACTGCTGGTGGAACTAATTCATTTGGTGACAACAGATTAAAAGAGTCTGCTAAGATGGTATTCATGGACTTCGGAAGTACTTCTGGTGTATCTAATGTTGAGTTAGTTACTAAAGGAGCTGAGGGAACTAACAGAAGTATGATTAAGAAATATGTTTCTGGAATGGTAAACCCTTATGACCAAAGTTCAATGTTGGCTGCTAACGCTGATGACAAGTTTGAAGCACACGTGCTTTCTGAAACTGGTATCGTAGTTAGAAACCCATTATCTTGTGGTATCCTTTCTGTATCGTAATTATTAACCTTTAAAAAATTTAAAAAATGAAAAATTGTTTAGTTTTAATAAAAGACGCAGATGAAAAAATTCTAATACCTGGTAATGCTGTAAGATTTATTTCCGCTACATCAGACACTAATATTGAAATATCATTTGCTGGTGACGACAACGGAATCGGAACCGCTGATATTACTGTAGATTCTGGAAAAGGTGATGAGGTCTTAAAAGAACTTGGTAGAATATTAACTGAAACAAGAGGAGTGTATACAGTTGCTGACGACATAAATAGTGTATTTATGCCAAATGTTACTGCGTGTGCTGCTGTTGCAATATCTGCGTAAGCATATAATTAATTAACGGGGGCCTGTAGAAGATTGTGCCTTAATGCAGGTCTCCTATTTATAAACTTTAAAAATTTAAAAAAAATGGCAATAAAATTTGATTTTAACAAACTAAGAACTGCAATTAGAGGTTTTTTACCTGGTTCTCAATCTGACGGTTCCGCGGTTGCAAGTGGAAAAGAAGCTATCTTTGTTCCACAATTAAGAGCAGCAAAAGCTAACATTATTACATGGAGTTCTGCTTTGAGTATAGAGAACGGTGATAGTGGTAGTATCGTTGTAACAGGTGATACTAGTGCTGGTATCTTGACTTTACCAACTGCTGCTCAAGCAGGAGCTGGTTGGTATGTAGATATTATGATAAATCACGCTCAAGCTTCTAATGCGACACACATTACAGTTGGTGATGGTTACTTTATTGGAGGACTTGTCCTTGTTGATAAAGATACTTCCGATAAATCAGAACATTTTAATTCTGACAATGACAGTAATGATTTTATTAATTTAGACGCTGCTACAAAGGGTAACGACCCAGGTGGTCATATTCGAATAGTATGTGATGGAACTAATTGGTTAGTTTCTGGAGTACTAGTTGGAGATGGTACATTGGCTACACCTTTTGCTGATGCTGAATCTTAATAGATAATTAGAGTTTAGGGGGAGTTTAGGCTCCCCCAAATTCTTAAAACGAAGACCATGAATTTAATGAAATATTTACAAGATTTATCAGGTGACCCAGATTACTTAAAAAAGAAAGCTGCAGAAGCTGATAAAAACAAAAAAAGATTTTACATAGGCGGGCAGTCTGGATTCAAATGGAGAACAGAGTCTGCCAATAAAACATGGGTAGAAAACGGAAGAATAATTAAAGAAAATAAGGGTAAGAAATTATCCAAATAAATAGGGAGTATTAATAAAAAATAAATAAAATGAAACACATCGTATTAATTAAAGCAAGAAAACCAGAAAAATTTAATTACTGTAAGTTTGGTACTTACAAAGATAAAAGAGGTAAAATACAAAAATTAATAGACATAAATGGATTAGAAACAAGTGGATATGAAATGTTTAACGCAGTTGTATCACTTAATATAAATGACGAGTACGACAAGTCTGTATATGAGTTTTTAAAAGACCATCCTCTAATAAAAAAGTTTATAGTTGAAGATGTGTCTGCAACAGAAAGACAGAATGCAGAAACATCAATTTTGTCAGCACAAGCTGTGACAACAGCTTCACAACTAAAAGAACAAGAATTAAAAGATTTTGCTTTATTACTTGGACTGGATAGTACTTTACAAGAAATGTTGTTAAGAGCTAAAATAATACAACACGCGAGTACAAAACCAGCAAAGTTCTTAGAACAATTAAACGACATTGATAAAGAACATAGAATATTTTTGAAAAAAGCTTTTAATGAAAAACTTTTAACAAAAGTAAATGGTGTATGGAAACATAATACACTTAATATAGGTATGACAGATGACCAGGCTATTGTATGGTTAAAAGATAATGGTGATACATACGCATTATTAAAACACCAACTTAGAACTGGAGTAACACCTGTAGAAGAAACTATTGAATTAGAAGAAGTGGAACAACATCCACTAAGAGCTGGTTCTGCAATTTCTGAAATAGAAAAAGAAATAGATAATTTAAAAAAGTAATAACGAATGACACTCACAGATGCGTACGAATATTTAGATTTATTATTAGATAAAGCAAATCAACCATATTTTCAAGATGATGAAAAAGATAAATTTATCAATATGTCTATAACAGAGTTTTTAAACTCTAGGTATGCTCTTATGAGAATAAATCAAGATTATTCTGAAATAATTGGAAATAGATATTCAGCAACTGAAAGTACTGGTAATGTTACAGCGTCAACAGATAGTGTTACATTTGATATATCCTATTTACACTTAACAAATGCTGTGTTAAATGGTGTAACATGTAAAATAGTATCAGATGACGAATTTAGTGAATTAACACGTACAAGTAATCCGTTTAAAAGTGTAGACGAAAACAATCCAATATGTGCGGTAACACAGGAATCAGGAGAACCTAAGTTATTCTTTAATAATGGCGGGTCTATTGACTTTACATCTACTGACGAGTTCAGTATAAGATTTTTATCACACCTAACTGTTAGTGAGTGGGAAGATATTCCAGAACATTATCAACATGATATTCTAAAAATAGTTGTAAGAAAAATGACAGCTAATATTGAAAATCCAAATTATCAGATAATAAACGCAGAACAAAAACAATAATTCAGGGTAAAAATATTTTGCTCCCTGTGCAAAGGAAATAGGTCTAAACATTAATTTGTGAGGGCCTATTTCTGTTTATTGAGATAAAATTTGTAATTTTGTAAATAATATACACATATGGCAACATTAAACGAAATAGCATACAATATTAAAGAATTAATGTCTGGTGGTGACGAGAAGTTGGAAAACAACATAGACACAAGACAAATAAAATATTGGGTACATTATCATAGAGCAAAAATAATAGAGGAAAAATTAAAATCGAGACAACCTATAGACAGAAGATACATACAACCTATAGCGTCAGAAAGAATAGAATATTCAGATAAAGACGAGTTATATGGTAATCAATCTTCTTTATCAAATTCTGTAGAAGATAGTTATGGTTTTGCTTTGAATGATTATAATGGTGTAGACTGGAATGAAGGTAAACAGTTTAATACATTTTCTAAACACCTAGCTATACCAAGTACTATAAATGTAGGAAATATAGATGGTGTAACAGATATTAGATTAAGAAAAAGAGTAATAAGTTCATCAGGTGGTTCTACTACATTTGGTAGGTGGACTGGTTGGAAAAAACTAACTATAAAATCAAAAGATGATGTAAAATTTGCATGGGCTAATAAATTTACAAAAACTTTAGAACCATACGCCGTATTGTATACAGACCTCAATAATTTAAATTTAGAAATATCAGGATTAAGGTATCAGGTTGTAGAAAATAACAATACAAACATATACGATTATTGGGTTGATGTTTGGGGTATATTAACAGACCCAACACAAGCAAAAAAAGTACAAAGTGTATCTAGTGGTGTAACGACATACGAAAACTTTAGTCATAGTAGTAGTTACTATCCGATAGCCGAGGAAGATATACCATTGTTAAATTCAAGAGTAGCAGAAGTAGAAATGAATCTTGTATTAAAAACACCTAATGATTTAGTAGAAGACAATGTGGATACAACAAAAATAAAGATAGGTAATGAGCAGTAAATATAAACACAAGTATGTTCAAGTACGAGAAATGTACAAGAATGTTAGAGATAAATTAATAAAGAAAATAGATTACAGTACATTTTACAAAATAGTAAAAAGATATTTTGAAATAGTATTGAGAGATTTAGTTGTAAAAGAAGATAAAATATATTTACCTAATAAAATGGGTTATGTATATTTAGACAAAAGAAAACATAAAAGAGCTTTTCACGTGCGCGTGGACCAGAAAGCAAGTAAAGAGAAAGGGGAGTTAGTAAAATATAAGGTTCCTATACTAGACGATTTTTATCATAAACTTGTATGGGTAAGACCTAAACAATATAAGAATTGTAAGATAATGCCACTAGGTATATATAAAAGAGTAATTAATAATTTAAAATAAAAAATTATGGCAGATACTGATGTAAATGCAGGCACCCTAACAGTTACAATAACAGAAGCCTTATCAGTTGGACATGATGTTTCTGGTAATGATAGAGACTTTGCACAAACATGCACACATACATTTGCTTCAATAGCTAATGTTTCTAAAAGAGTATTAAAACTAGCAAACACAAATCTAACTGAAGTTGCAACATTTGGTTCTGCAGAATCTGTAGGAACATTTAAAAGAGCAGATGTAAAATATATAAGAGTTACTAATTTAGACGGAACAGACGCTTTACAAGTTGGATTAGATGATGAAGATTCAGACGCAGCTTACACATCACTAGCTCCAGCTACAAGTATTATGTATACAGGAACTACGGTAGAAGGTGGTAACGGAGGTTCGACATTAGACGCTGCTACTGCATTAAAAGTAAAAGGAGTGGCTGGTCATCAAATAGAAGTATTTATAGCGTCAGTATAAAATTATGTACGTACACATAGAAAGAATATATAATACAGTAGCACGTAATTTAGGATTAAAAGATTACACTTCACACATCAATAGTTGGGTAGAATGGGCTTTTGAAGCAGAATTACTTATAGGTAGTAGAGATACTTTTGAAGAAATCGAGTCTACATTTACAGCTACAGGTGAAGCGGCTACAGGTACTATCACATTTACAGCTAATCCATCATATGGGGACAGTATAACGCTTAATGGAGTTACAATATTTTTTAGAGATGGTGGTACTCCTGCAACAAATTTAAATCAACAAAACGAAACTAACACGGTACGTATACAATCTACATTAGCAGAAACCTTAACAGAGTTAGCTGCAGAGTTAAATGGTACGACTACAACTAATACAGCAAGTTCACCAGGTCTTGTATATGCAAATCTGTTAGAAAATTGTACATATACAGTAGATTCAACTACACTTACTATTACAGCAGACGAAGTAGGATTACATGGTAATAAGTTTACCTTATCTTCTAATGAGGTAAATGCAAAATGTAGTGGTAGTCATTTAACAGGAGGTAAAGGAATATATGCAAATCAACAATTAAGATTACCAGACAATTTAGTAAAATTACTAGGCGTACGTGTAGGTAAAGGAGACACAAAACATAAACACAGAGAGTTATTTAAACCCACAGCTGTACATAAAGGTAGAGTAGGTATGAATGACGATGAAACAGACCAAAAGTCCCTTAGATACTATGTTAGGGGTAATAGACTTAATGTACAACATGATGAGTTTATAGAAATAACAATAGTATATTCTGCGTATCCTACAGATTCTAATGGTTTTCCCATGATTAAAGAAAGTCACGCTACTGCTGTAGCACAATATATAATGTGGCAATATAAAAACATAGAATTTATAAATGGACAATTACCTATGTATATTGTAAAAGAAATAGAAAAAAGGTGGTATTTTTTATGTAGTAAAGCAAGAGGTGATGATAATATGCCGACATCAGAAGAACTAAAACAAATTGGTAGAATATGGAATACATTAGTTCCATTGAATAACAATAGAGGATTAATTGACTTTTAAAAATGGCAGAACAAAGAGGTAATAAACCTGTATCACAACCACAAGCTTTTACAGGTGGTATGGTATCGGACGCTAATCCAAGATTTCAACCAAAAGGTAGTTATAGAGACGCTTTAAATATTCGTATAATAAACGATGAAGGAAATACGTTTAGTGTAGAAAATATAGAGGGTAACAAAAAGTTTTTAGATTTAACAGATATTGATATATTCAAAGACCCTAAAACATTAGATAGTAATAATAATGAAGTAGGTCCAGGAACGCCAACAGGAGGTTTGTCAACATTTAACAGTCACGACGCTTCTATAGTTGGACACTATTCTTATAGTTCTAATGTAATTTTTATTGTACTGAAAACTGTAAGTAATTACGATTGGGATGCAGTAACAGAAACTATATTTTTAGATGTAAAATTTAATGCAAATTTAGAGGTAGAATCAGTTACAGACTTATATGTTTGTTACGACCATCAAAATGTGAGTCGGTATCCTAGATTGAACATGAGATTAGACCACCCAGTAAGAGTGGAGGGTTTAATAGAAAACGAATGTATATCTAGAATATATTGGACAGACAACATAAATCCTTTGCGTTCTCTAAATATAAATCAAAGAGGTAAAAATTTATTGTCACCAGATGTTTTAGATTTAACACCAATGCATAGTCCATCACAGCCTGTGATTGAAAGAACATTGTCTGGAAGTTTACCAATAGGTAAAATACAGTATTGTTATAAATATGTGTCTAGGAATGGTGGAGAATCTGTAATGAGTCCATTCAGTAATTTATACCACACAACAAATAAGTCTGGTACATACTCTGGTTTCTACGGAGCGCCATCAGGTGACCCAGCGGTAGATGTCGGAGCTCAGGGTTTCGAAATAACTATATATGACTTAGACGATAGTTTTGATGCTATTGAACTATACGCTATATTACATGAACAAAATAATGGTGGTATACGTGTCGCATTTGTTTCAGTACAAAACTATCAACCTAATTCTACTGAGGTTACATTTTCACATACTAATTGGAGTGGAGATTTAGAAAACGGTATAGACGCTATATTAATAGAAAATAATACTTGGGATGTAACAAAAGATATAGCTATTAAGGATAATATTTTATTTGCTGGTAATTTAAGAACAAGAGACAACTCCATATCTGAAAGAGAATGGAATGTTAAAGTTAGGAGGTATAATGTTGTAGAACCAAGTGGTTCAGGAAATGTAGGTAGAATAACAACAACAGATTCAGATATAAAAGAATATCAAAAAACTAGTGGTGTAGTAACTGAAGTTACACCTTCATTAGGACAGACATGGGATGATGGTAGTCCGAAATGGAGAACATACAAAGGTCAAGGTTCGATAAGTACAAACTCTAATATAAGAGATGATGGTCGTGTAGATGTGCAAAAAAAACAATCACACGAATTTAGATATTTAAGTGATGGTATAACTTTGGGAGCTGAAAGTTATAATTATGATTCTAATGAACTTGGTGGATGTAGAATAACTTTTGGTATACGAGAAAGAGAGTTAGATAGTCAAAATAATACAAATAAAATTCCTTTTATAAATGCGGGGTCGTATCAAGATATACAAACAGACAATATAACCGATGGAGGTACAAATAATACAGATAATGTGTATCAATCAAGTATAAATCTTGGTGGCTCTAAAGACCCAGCTATAGGAGACAGAGTGGGATACAGAAGAGGAGAATTATATAGATTTGGTGTACAAATATATGATAAAAAGGGGAGGCCAGGAAACGTCTTATGGATAGGTGATATAGAAATGCCAGAACAATACGACCCATTAAGAATGTTAAGGACTAATGCAAGTACGTATTCTCCAGACCTTTCTACCTCAGATTTACT